TAGAGTTTCAATAGGTGGTAATTCTCAAACAGCTAATACTTTAACATTAACGGGAACAGCTACTGAGATGGACATAAATAACACATCCACAAACGGTAGGTCATACAGGTTAGAATCTGATTCAGCAGGTTTATTTGTAATTAAGGATAGAACAGCAAATGCAGATAGAATAGTTTTAAACAGTTCAGGAAATGTAGGAATCGGAACTACATCGCCTTCAACTAAATTACATATTGAAGGAGCAGGTGTTGGTTATTTACAAACTATAAAAAACACAACAGCAGGTGGAGATTATTTGCAAATGCTCGCTGAAACAGGAGACGCTGTATTTCAATTTCAATCAGGGGGTACAGGGGGAGAAGCGACATTAAATATGTACAGAGATGGAACTCAATATGTAAAAATTTCTGCTGATGCTGGTGTAAATAATTATTTTAATAATGGGGCAAACGTAGGAATTGGAACAACAGCACCAGCTTATAAACTTGAAGTAGCTGGAACAATTGGAACACAAGACAGATTAGCAATACAACAAACATACTTTGGTTATTCATCAGCATATAAAGTAGTACAATATGGAGAAACAGGCTCTACAAAAGCAATTAGCTTAGGTTATAATCCAAGTAGTAATACGAATGGTGGCTTTACAGGTAATGAAATATTAATACCAAATAATATAAGAATATTAGCACCAAACGCCGCAGATAATCAGTTTTATGGTGTTATGATGTTTGATGACGACGATAAATTGTTAATAGGGTCAAGTAATTATTTAATTGATTCTAATTATATAATGGCAATGGACCCAGCTACAAAAAACGTAGGAATTGGAACTACTTCGCCTGGCACTAAATTATCATTAGAGGATTCTACTACTAATGGAGCAGTACAAATTAGTTTTAAAAATGATGCAAGAGAATGGCGTACAGGAGTGCATGGTGGAATTAATGATTCTTTTACTTTATATGATAATACAGCAAGTGCTACAAGATTAGTAGTTGATAGTTCAGGTAATGTAGGAATTGCAACAACAAGCCCATCTCAACTTTTACATTGTAATGGTAATGCACTTATTCATAAATTAGGTGTTAATGCTTTTAATGCAAGTTTTGATTTTTATAACAATGGCACAACTTATTTAAATGGTGCAACTACAATTGATGCTGATTTAACTATTAGCGAAACAAATGGTGAAATTAATTTTTCATCTGGTAATGGGTATGTTCAAACAACGACAGGCAGTACAAGTTTAGTCTTAGGCACTAATAGTACAGAGGTTTTGAGGTGCCACAGTACAGGTAAGGTAGGAATTAATGTGACATCACCAACAGAAAAATTAGATGTTGTTGATGATGGCGGTAATACTAATATAAGAGTATATGACAGTTCTGGTAATTCAGAAGTAGGATTAAAACTACAAAATGACGCTAAAACATGGACTTTACAAAACTGGGGAAGTGGTGGTGATAATTTAAGAATTTTAAACAATGCTGGTAACACAATTCAACTATGGGATGATAATGGAAATGTAGGCATTAATAATACAAGCACAAGTTATAAATTAGATGTAACAGGTCAAATAAGAGCTACAGATGATATTATAGCATTTTCAGATATAAGAGTAAAAGAAAATGTAAAAACATTAGAAAACTCATTAAGTAAAGTTAATAATTTAAGAGGTGTTGAGTTTAATAAAATTGGCAACAATAATAAATCAATAGGTGTTATTGCACAAGAAATAGAAAAAATATTACCAGAGGTTGTTCATACAGATAATGAGGGCATGAAATCAGTTGCTTATGGGAACATTACAGGTTTGTTAATTGAAGCTGTTAAAGAGTTAAGCAAAGAAGTTCAAGAATTAAAAAAACAAATTAAGTAATGGCAGTCCCAAGTAGCGGTGCAATAAATATGCTAAATATTGCTAAGGAAAGAAAATATAGCGATTACAATTCAAGTAGTTCTATAACATCACCCATATATATGTCTGATATTTCAAGATTAAGTGGCGGAAATTCAAGTGGCTCAGGAACAAGTTATCCTGCGGTAAATTTAGCAAACCCTGTATCAAGTAGGCCAGATGGGTCTAACCCATTACAAATGTCAGAGTTTAGGGGTTATGACCAAGATGCCGCAAGAACAGCATTTGAATTTTTATATGATGCGTCAAGTTCTGGTGACGCTTGTGCTTTCGGTTTACCAGATGGCACAACTTATTATCATACTGATGGCTCAAATCAATATCCAAGTGCCTTAGATGGTACATTTTATGCTTATACAAGTGCCACAGGAACAACAGCAGTACCAACAGGTTATTATCAAGTATTTAGCACAACTGGAATATCAACAAGCAAATTCATACAAGTAGGCTCTGGTGGTGCTATAATTGGTGGTGGGAATTGTTAAATTAAATTCTTAAATTTGTAAAAAAATAATATTATGGCTAATACATACGATTGGAAAATAAATCAATTAGATGCTAAAATAAAGCAAGATGGCAAAGACAATGTTATATATACAGTACATTGGTCTTATATAGCTAAAGATGATTCAGAGCCAGATAAATATATGGCATCATCAATTGGCACTATAAGTGTTGAATATAAAGATGGAGACCCATTTATTGAATACGCTGATTTAAAAAAATCAGATGTTGTTGGTTGGTTAGAAGCGGATATTGATGTTGATGCTATGAAATCAAATCTTGATAGTCAAATAGCTTTACAAAAAAATCCTGTTGATGAATATTTACATCCAAATTGGGATTAAAAATTAAATTAAAATTATGGCAAATAAATTAGAGGAAAAAGAATTAGAAAAATTACAAAAATCAGAAAATGATAAAATACAAATTCAATCAAATATTGGATTTTATAACATCCAAATGGAAGCAATTAGTGAGCAAAAGAAAAAAGCCCACGAGGATTATAAAATCAAAGCCCAAGAGCAACAAGAAATCGTCAAAGAACTTGAGGAAAAATATGGGGCAATCACAGTCAACATCCAAACAGGAGAATACGATAAAATAGAGAAAAAAGATGACTAATGCCACTTATAAATGCTACAAGTTTTTTATTAGTTAAGGACACAACAGTAATAGGGCATTCAAAAAATACTACATTTTCTTTACAATTAGATTTACCTGAATCAACCACAAAAGATAGTGGAGGTTTTGCAGAGTATTTGCCATGTATTCGTAGTGGCTCAATATCTGTAAATGGTTTTACTTCATACAGTGATACATTAAACTTTGATGAGTTTTCAGGATATGTTATAACAAGACAAAAACATACTTATTATTTCAAAGAATCATCAAATCCTAAATTAATTTTAAGGGGTGAGGGTTATGTAACAAGTGTTGACGAGGTTGGCGACCATGAGTCAGTTAGTGAATTTAATGTAGAAATAACTTTAACTGATGTTATAACTGTAAGTGGCGACCAACAGACATGGGAAAATATATTTGACCAATGGGAAACTATAGCAGATGAATGGGAAAATGTATAAATTATAATTTTGTATATTTACAAAAAATTAAAAATTTATAATTATGCCTACAACTGGAGTATTTAATGGAACAAATTTAATATTAAAAGTAATTAATGATGGCGGTAGCCCAGTGGCAACGGGACATACAACAAGTGCAACATTATCACTTAGTGCTGATATGCCAGAAGCAACTTCAAAAAGTTCAAGTGGATTTCAAGAAGTTATAGCTGGTGTAATGTCTGGTGAAATCTCTTTTGAGGGATTAGTTGCTTATGACGACACTGCTGGTGCTGATGAAATAACAACTTATTTACTTGGTAGAACAAAAGTGGATTGGACTTTTTCAACGGCAGTTACTGGCGACACTTTATATAGCGGTGAAGGTTTTATTTCAAGTTGCGAAGTGTCAGCAGAAATGGAATCGCCTGTTACTTATTCAGGAACGATTACTTGTACTGGTGCAATTACACAGGGAACTGTATCATAGTAATTGAACTTTAAATTAAATAATTCAGGGACATTGTTTATCTTTGTCCCTAAATTTATATAATATGGCAAACAAGAAAAGAGGTTACTATACCTTAAAGTTAGGTGGGAAAAATCGTACCATGCACTTCAGCATGAATTTCTGGGCAAATTTTACCGATTTATTAGATGTATCATTAGACCAATTAGGTAATTTATTTACTGAGGGCGTCTCAATTAAAACAATACGAGCATTAGTATATTCAGCAATATTGGCTCATGACCAAGAGGAAGGTAATGAAGTTGATTATAATGAATTTAAAGTTGGTGTATGGTTAGAGGATTTTGATGCCGACCAAATAAACGAAGTTGTCAATGTAATGATGGAATCCAGGATTTTAGGAAACGACTTAAATGCTGGTATAGACAGAAATATAAAAAACACTACAAAAAAGGGAAAGTAACAAGCCAACTTGATTGGGACACTTTACTTGATTTTTATATTGGTCAGGTTGGCATAAATCCAAATCAGTTTTGGAATTACACTTGGAAAGAAATTCATCTACTTGGTGAATCATATTTAATTAAACAAAATTTAGAGTGGGAAAGAGTACGATTTTTAAGTACAATGATTTTTAATGTCAATTGTAC